AGGTCACGTTGCCTCATCTCACAACCTCCTCTTTGCTGCGCGCACAACCTTAAACTTCTCCTCAACCTCACTCCACATCTGGGCAGTCTGCTCCCTGAGAGCCTCCTCCAGGCCGTCGTCCTCCACTGTGCGGATGGCCCTGTCTAGCGACTGCCCGACCTTCTTGTCACCCACTACGTACACCGTGGACGACGTGCTTGACTTGACATACTCCAGGTTCGCTCGAACGTCATCGATGCCATACTCATAGATTATGCACACCGGAGCCGACCTGAACGGCACATCTATGGATGACTTGTACACGTCTACGACCGTCTCAACCCCGACGACCCGCTTCTGCTTCCCCTTGCCCACGTCTCGCTCGCGGGTGATCTTCCTAGGACTGTGGCAGCGCAGCCTAAGGCTGGAGTAGAAGCCTATGGCCTCTCCGCCAGGGGACTTGAACTTCTCGCCATACAGGCCGGCGTCTAAGTTCTGCCTGACTTGATTCGAGCACACGAGGAGTATGTTGCGCTGAGTCAGCACGCGGCAGACCTTGCGGCACTCCTCACTGAACTCCTTCGCCCTCCTCATCCCGTACTTGTCTGAGTCGTCGAGCTCCATGGTAGTCGACAGGGCCGCCAAGCTGTCGGCAAACACCGCGCTGATGCCCTTGACCTTAGGCTCCCACCTTCTGATCGGCTCAAACAGCTCGGTCACCGTGTTCGGCATCCCGTACAGCGCGTTCTCGACCTTGAAGTCGAACAGCTTCGCGAACTGGGCATTCAGCCTGCCCTCCGGGTCGCTGAACATCACCTCCCCGCCGGAGCGCTGGACTGCCCCGGCCAGCTCGCACAGCATGACCGTCTTGCCGCTGCCGGACGGGCCGAATATCTCGACCATGACACCACCCGGGATGCCACCACGATCGAACCTACTGCCACTAATTGCCAGGTCAAGGAGAGTGCTGCCGGTTGACACAACGTCGCTGCTGCCCACAGTCGGCACAGGTTTCCTCTTCGAGACCAGCCTGGCCTTAACCTGGTCAGACAACGAGCTGTCCTTGACCTCAACCTGATCAGGCGGCACCGGGGCTCTTCGCTCCATGGATTTCTACCCCTGACTACCGTCGCACCAGCACGACCGAGACAGCTCCGGCTACGATACCACCGGACGGGCCGCAAGTCGCGCTAGTGCAGCTGTAGACCGACAGCATCACGCTTACTCAGCGGCCTTGGCCGCCTCGGCGGCGTCGAGGCAGTCGTTCCAGACCTTGCACTCCTCACATTCATCGAACTTGTCGGTGTCTCGGCCGAATCGATGGCCGTGCGGACACTTGTCAGTGTCGTTACTGCTCGGGCGCTCTCGGCGAGTCGGTGTACCCGACGCGAGCTGGCCACGATCAGAGGCTGGCTTCTCAACCTCCTTGAGAGCAGCGCGGCGAGCAGGCTGCTCGGGAGCTGGCGCCGGTGCCCGTCGCGCTGGCTTCACAGTCTTGGGAGCCTCTTCCTCCTCTTCCTCCTCTTCCTCCTCTTCCTCCTCTTCCTCCTCTTCCTCCTCTTCCTCCTCTTCCTCCTCTTCCTCCTCTTCAGCGGGAGGGGGAGCCGCCGCGCGGCGAGCGGGCCGCTCGTCGTCTTTGGGAGAAGCAGACTGCGTGGCGCGACGGCGAGGCCTGTTGTCCTCGCCCTCCTCCTGCTCGCCATTGTCTTCCTCATCCTGATCGAGGAAGAGCTTCTCGACCTCCTTGTAGGTCTTGACCGACAGGACATCGTCCAGGGACGGCAGCTTCTCAACCTGGTCACTCGTATACTTGTAGTCGCGCTGCTCGAAGTCGATGCGCGCCGTCTCGGCGTACGTGTTGCTGCCCAGCTTCTCCTCGCTGAAGCGGATGCGCAGCGTCAGTCCCTCATCCAGGTCAGGGAACACGCAGAACTCGTCATTCTCCTCCAACTCGTCATTGAGCTTGGCCTGGAACAGAAACTGGCTGATGTCCCAGATGTGGGGCTTCTCCTCGAACTTCTTGACACCCTTGGGGACGACGTAGTAGAGGTTTCGTCTGCTCGGCCGCAGGGCCCTGACCGACTCATCGTCCCACTTGGTCCCCTCGTCCAGTAGCTTGGCCCTGTACTCACAGATCGGACACTTCTTATTGATGCTACCCGGGCACACGACGCTAGAGTTGTCGGCGCCGATATTGCGATGCAGCTTATACGGTCGCCTATACCACTGCGACCCCTTCACCGCCGTCTCAACGTCGTCATCGCGGTCGGGGTGACTGTCGTCAGTCACCACGTAGGGCAGAATGTCCAGGCTAACGCGCGATCCCGGCTCCTCCTTGAACACGTTGACCCCCCTCGGCAGCGTCAGGTGCCCGTGGTTTGACGACTTGCTCCGCTGCTGCTGGGCGTTCTGGGCAATCTTGTCGCGAAAGCTGCTACGCTTGTTCGTCCGTGCCATCTGATGCTTCCTTCCTGCAACGATGTGTGAACCAATTGGCGCCAGACATCCGGCCTACCTGCCAGAATTTGCCCCCGAGATACGCGTATACTGGGAGCAGCACGATGAGCACCAGCGCCGCCCCGACCGTGTAAGCTATACACGTCACCTGCGCCTCTGGATGCCAATCTTCTTCTGGGCAGCAGCATCCCGCTGGCTCCTGACCTCAGACAGGTTGTGCGGAACGGCCGGACCAGCAAAATAACTTTGACCAAAGAGTCTCACCAAGTTCTCCAGCGCACTCTTCCTGTGGTCGAACGCTCGCACCGCCCCCTGGGCTACCTCATGCTCATACTTCTTCTGAAGATAACTCTTGACGGCCTCCTGGTAGTCGGGGCTGGTGAGGATGGTGGAGTTGATGGAGCCCTCGGTAACCTTGTCGAGCCCGAACTGCGCGGGGTCGGAGCGCACGTCTCGGTCAATCTGCGCCCTGGTTATGTCAACTTGCTCCTTCGCCAGGTCAAGGTCCCTGTGGGCCTCGGCGGCGATGACGCAGTACTTCATGACCAGGCTGGCCTGACCGAGCCACTCGACGTCCAATTCGTCCTCGCGAATCTCTATGTCCTGCGCGTAGTCCATCGAGTATTTCCTCCAGACCTATTATACGCCAGAAGGCGTGTCCTCGACCGAGATCACGCGGACTTCCCCAATGGCGTCACCTATCTCATCGTTTTCATGCAGCACCAGGGTACCGCCCATAAGGAGACCCATGAACCACGCCTTTGCCTCGGCATTAGCGTCACCGCCGTGCATCACCTCAGCATCGTACTCCAGATCACAAGTCAGGCGCAGCTTCTTCATCTCCACTCATCCCATCTTGACTACGGTGTAACAGGCCAGGGTCAGCCCGGGCAGACCACTGCTGAAGAATGGCTCCATGAGCTCATCTAAGATGGCACCGGCCCGCTCGTTATCGCCACCGAGTAGCACCTTGCCGCAATACGCCAGGACTCCGCGCCTCACTGACTCAACGTCGTCCTCCTTAATCTTCTCCAGCTCACTGGCCACCGCGCGCCAGCCCTGTCTACCGAGCAGAGCCTGGGCCAGGCGCAGCGAGGTTGACTTGAGCGCCTCCGAGTCGTAGACCACCGCCATGCGAGCATCTGGGGCGGCGGCCAGCACCTTCTCCAGGATCTGCAGGGCGTCGCGAGAGTGCCCGTCGGCGCGCTCGGCCACGGCCTGCAGGACAGCACGCTCAATCCTCTCACCCTCCTGGGAGGCCACCCTGTGGAGCAGGTGCACCATCTCCCTGTCTGCCAGCTTCTGCACCTGGTAGGTGACGCAGCGGCCCCTGATCGTGGGCAGCAGCCGCTCTGGCTCCGTCGTAGCCAGCATGAAGTAGACGTGAGAAGGAGGGTCCTCCAGGCCCTTCAAAAGGGCCGATTGTGCGTCCTTTGACATCTGATGACATTCGTCCAGGAGCCATGCGCGCCGGTTACCGCGGAGTGCCTTGTACAGCGCGTTACGGCGAACGTCGCGCACCGTGTCGATACCCCGAAAGTCAGCTGAGTCCACCTCGACGAAATCATCCTCTGCCACACCCAGATGGCTCGCCGCGATCCTAGCCAGTGTAGTCTTCCCACAGCCCGTCGGGCCAGTAAACAGGAATGAGTGGGGAGGATCACCGCCGGAGAGCATAGTCCTGAGCTGCTCGACCGTGGCCTCATTTCCCGCCACCTGGTCGAAACTGGTGGGCCGATACTTCACGTAGAGTGACATGCCTACTCCACCGTCCTCATACTTGCCCAGCTGCCGTCAATCTTACTGACCGATGACTCAACCCTCATGGGCACGATGATCCACTTCCAATTCTTGGCCAGCTCGACCTCGGCAACCTGCTTCGTGAGCGCGACGAGCTCAGCTACCTCGTCAGGATGGGCATCGAACAGGACCGAGTCGTGGATCTCACCTATGACCTTGCTGCGCCAGCCCCGAGTGCGATTCACCAGCTGGATCAAAGTCCACAAGAGGCAGTGAAAGGCTGTTCCTTGAACCGGATAATTCGTCACCTGATTGCGCCCGAACACGCCAAAGCACCTGAATCCAGTGAGCATCTCGAATCCACCGGTGCGCTGGTAGTCCCTATGCCAGCTATCTCGCCAGCGCTTGTACACTGGGAACCGGCGGCCCCAGAAGTTATTCTCGACCTTCCTAACATGCTCCTCATAGTCACTAAGAGCCTCGATGCCCCTACTGACCAGGTGCCCGGCGATCGGCGCGCCGTTGAACTTAATCCCGTCGCCTGCGCGCCAGTCTCTCGTCTGTGGCAGCTTCAGCCAGTTACAGGCAACATTGAAGGCACACGTAATATAGTAGTCGCCATAAAACTGAGGGAAGACGAACCCATTCTTGCTCGCCTGCCTGAGCGTAGGGCCACCCGGCATGTCCTTCAGCTTCGTGTTCAGCCCCTGGAGCATGAACAGGTCCAGAGCCGTGTCCGCGTGCATGTCTGACGTCGGGTCCTTGAGGTACCGGATCATCGACGGGTCTTTGTGATAAACCGCTGAAATTGCAACTTCAATCCCACTGAAGTCAATCTCCAGGATCTGGCACCCAAGGCTCGGAACTATGGCACGACGGCATATCTCCATTGCCTCAGCGTCTCTTTTAGGCACATTTTGCATGTTGGGAGAGCTACTGCTAGAACGATAAGTTGTCACCGTGTGGAGCATGTACGACGGGTGAATCCTGCCGTCAATCTCATATCTCAGGAATCCGCGAAGGAAGTCCTGGACTTTCTTGTACTTCCTCATCTTCAAGAGATGGTCGATACCCTCAACCCCGGTCTGCCTGAGCGACTCCTCGTCAGCTGACTCCTCCCCTCCCTCGGTCTGCTTGAATGGCTTCACGTGAAGATCCGCGTAGAGCACTGACCTGAGCTGGGGTGCCGAACTATACTTCAGCTTGCTGCCGTAACGCGCATCCCAGGCATAGTACAGCTGGGTGGCCTTCAGGCGGCGCTCAGCCTGGGCAATCTTCCAGTCGAGCCAGTCGATCTTCCCCTTGCAGTACTCGACGTCGATGCGCATCCCGTTGCGCTCGACCACTGACAGGGCGACCACCCCGTCGTGGACCAGCTGGTAGGCGTCGAGCAAGGATGCCACTGTAACCTACTCCCACGCCCTGGGCGGACGCCTGACGTCCCTCGCGACATCAAGCTCAGCCTCGGCCTCGCTGGTGATAGAGAACGTCTCGATGCTTTCCAGCGCCCAGACGACCCACCCGATGTCCTCCTCAATCACGTCACGAAGCAGCTTGCCCTGGTGCTTGCCAAACGGCAGCTGATCGTCGAGACCGGTGACAGGATACGACCGCTCGCTGCGCATCCTGACCTCGAGATGCGCGGCGAGTCGCTGGGCACGCAGGCGTGCAGTCTTCTCGTCAAGTGACTCAGATTTCTTCATTTAGTGTAGAACCACCTACCGTTCCGCAGCTTGCAGTAGACAGACGAGCCTGCGTACCCCAGCGCAAAAGACAGCAGCCCTAGCCACCACAGATTGACGTGCATCATAAATCCCGATCAAAACATCC